ATCACGCTCTTGCCCGGTGCCTCGCGTCCGGGATGTCCCAGGGCGACGCCGCGATTACCTGCGGTTACGTCTCATCCCGCGTATCCATCCTCCTCGACGATCCGGCGTTCCAGGAACTCGTCCAATTTTACCGCGCGGACGTGAACTCGAAATACCTCGGGATGCACGAGGTCCTCGCCGGTTTGTCTCTCGACGCGGCGCGGGAGTTGCATGAACGTCTCGAGGCCGATGTTCAATCGGACGATAAGTCGATTTCAATCGGGCAACTTGTTGAGTTGACGAAGCTCGGCGCGGATCGTACCGGCTTCGGGCCGCAGTCGTCCCAGACGAATCTCAACGTTAATGTCGATCTCGCGGGTCGGCTCGAAGCAGCTCGGAAGCGGGTAGCCGCTCGGAGAAATGAGAATGCCATCTGCAACCTAGAGGAAGGCGAATGACCGACCTCATCGAAGAACTTGCTGCCTTCTCCTCCGATCCGTACGGCTTTGTCCTCTTCGCCTTTCCTTGGGGCGAGGCCGGAACCGAACTCGAAACTTTCACCGGACCGCAGGCATGGCAAATTGAAGTTCTCGAAGACCTCGGTGCCGGCCTTCTATCCGCCGAGGAAGCGATCCAAATCGCTCGCACCTCCGGTCACGGGATCGGTAAGTCCGCTCTCGTCGCCTGGATCATCCTATGGGCGGTGGCGACTTTCGAGGACACCAAGGGTGTCGTAACCGCGAACACGGAAAACCAGCTTAAGACAAAGACGTGGGCCGAGGTTGCAAAATGGCACCGCCTTTTCATTGCCCGCGAATATTTCAAGATGACCGCCACGGCCCTCTTTGCAAACGATCCGTTGCATGAGCGCACTTGGCGGATCGACATGGTGCCATGGTCGGAGCGAAACACCGAGGCTTTTGCCGGCCTCCATAACCAAGGGAAGCGCATTCTTGTCATATTCGACGAGGGCTCCGCGATCCCTGATGTAATATGGGAGGTTACCGAAGGTGCCCTTACCGACCGCGATACTCAGATCATCTGGATGGTATTCGGAAACCCCACTCGAAACAAAGGGCGTTTTCGTGACTGTTTTCCCGGAGGCCGCTTCGCTCATCGTTGGTCTGCGAAGGCCATTGACAGTCGTTCCGTTCCCATCTCGAACAAGGCCCAAATTGACAGGTGGATTGCCGACTACGGCGAGGACTCTGATTTTGTGCGAGTCCGTGTCCGAGGAATGTTCCCCCGAGTTGATGCTGAAAGTTTTATCCCCTACGAACTCGCGGCATCTGCTGTCGAACGAGAGGTCCTTGTCCAAGGCGGAGCTGTCGTCATCGGAGTAGACGTTGGCCGCTTCGGCGACGACCCCTCGGTTATATATCCGCGATGCGGCCGGGACGCGCTCAGTCGGCCGCCGGAAATCCTCTACGGCGAAGATACGATGACAGTGGCGGGGAAGGTTGCTGCGGCCTTCCTCCGCTACGGAGCCACCATCTGTATGGTGGACGAAGGGGGTGTCGGAGGCGGCGTGGTGGACCGCCTCCGGCAACTCCGCATTCCGGTCATCGGAGTTGATTTCGGTTCCAAGGCTGACGGCTTCGCGGGCGACGGCGTTAAGTATGCGAATAAGCGTGCTGAGATTTGGGGAGCCCTCCGCGATTGGCTTTCGCACGGCTCGATCCCCAACCTCGTCACTAACGAGAACACTGTCCTTGTAGACGAGTTGACCGGCCCGACCTACACGATTAATAAGAAGGAAGAGATACAGCTGGAAGGGAAGAAAGAGATGCGAAGCCGCGGCGTTCCGTCGCCGAACGTAGCCGACGCACTCGCCTGCACCTTCGCTTTTCCCTCCTTCGAATACCAGACCCTGTCGCCGAGCGGCATACGTGAGATGGAAAAGCCGACCGTCGCTGACGATTACAATCCCTTTGCCCTTGAAACCATCTACGGAGAATGATTATGGGATTTATGACGCCTAAGGTGCCAAAGCCGACCCCGCCGCCCGCTCCGCCGAACCCGGCGATTACCCCGACTGAGGCGGAGTTGCAAGAGGAAGATCTCGCGGCCGCAACCGGCTCCCTCATCTCAACCGGAGCGCGGGGCCTTCGACGCCGCGCGTCTACACAGCGTACCTCGCTAATCGGCGGAGCCTAACGTGAAGATTAAGGACACAGAGCGGAAGCGGTTAAACGGCGTCATCGCCGAACTTCGCAACGACCGCTATCCATTCTGGACGCTGTGGCGAGAGGTCGCCAACTACTTCCTCCCAAAACGCTATGTGTGGCTGCAGAGCGGCCGGGAAGCTCGTGTCCGCGAAGCAAAAAATCCGTACATCCTCGACAGCACCGGGACGACCGCTGCTCGCATCCTCGCCAGCGGTATGATGAACGGAATTACTTCGCCGAGCCGCCCGTGGTTTCGGCTCCGCATTCCCGGTTTCGACGCCGAAGGCCACGCGGTTGCGATGTGGGCTGACGAATGCGTTCGCCGGATGCTCTACATCATGAGCGAAAGTAACTTTTACAACGCGATGGCGGTTCTCTACCTCGATCTCGTTATATTCGGCTCCGCGGCAATGCTCATCTATGAGGACGATGATGACGTTATCCGCTGCTATAATCCGGCGCTCGGTGAGTTCTACCTCGGCCAATCTTACAAGCTAAAGGTCGACACCTTCGCCCGCGAGTTCCGGCAATCGGTGAAGCAGATCGTCTCAAACTTCGGCGAAGAGAACGTCTCGGAACAGATTCGGTCGAAGTGGAAACAGGGTGGTGCTCACGCACTGCACATGTATGACATCACGCACCTGATTGAACCCAATCCGAAGAACGGCTCCGTTCCTGACAACTTCGAGTATATGGAAACATATTGGGAAACCGGCTTCAATGGCGCGCAGGTGCTTGCGCGGCGCGGTTTCCACGAACTCCCCGGCATCTTTCCCCGGTGGGAAACCACAGCGAATGACAGCTACGGCACGTCGCCGGCAATGGACGCGCTCCCCGATGTGATTCAACTTCAGCAAGAAACAAAGCGGAAGGCGCAGGGCATCGACAAGATGGTCAACCCTCCGATCATCGCAGATGTCCAATTGCAGCACCGACCCACCGCGCTCATGCCGGGAGGTATCACCTATGTAGCCGGTGCGAACAATGCTGGTGCGAAGCCACTCTACCAAGTAACCGCTCCGATCAACGAATTGTCAATGGACATTCAGGAAATCCAGGGGCGTATCCGTGAAATCTTCTACAATAACCTCTTCAACATGATCTCGCAAATCGACACAGTTCGCTCCGCGACCGAGATCGACGCTCGGCGGGAGGAAAAACTCGTCCTTCTCGGAAGCGTGTTGGAGAAGTTTGAAAACGAGGCGCTCGACCCGGCAATCAACCGCATCTTCTCCATCATGCAACGGCAAGGAATGCTGCCCGAGCCGCCTCCCGGCTTCGAAGGCTCGCCGATACAAATTCAATACGTCTCGATCTTGTCGACTGCACAGCGGGCCTACCTTGCCGCACCGACTGAACGGTGGATACAGCTCATCGGCAATGTCGCGCCAATTGCTCCTGAGGTCGCTCGTATCCCCGACTGGTCCGAGATGATTCGTAACTATGGCGAGGCCATCGGTGTTCAAGCTCGGGACATGCGTTCTCGTGAAGTCATCGCCGCCGAACAAGAGGCAGCGGCTGCCGAAGGGCAGACTGCTGAATTGATCAACGCCGCTCCACAACTTGCCACCGCCGCACAACAGTTGAGTGCGACCAATGTAGGCGGGGGAGCCAATGCTCTTCAATATCTGCTGGCTCGGAGTTAATGGTATGGCTCCTTTACATATCCGGCAGTCCGTGATAGGATTGGCCATATGGTAAAAGCCGAAACCTTGAAGCGCATGTGGCTCTCCGAGGATGAGCGCAAAATCGACGCGGCTATTAGTGCGCTCTTTGAGCACGAACATGGCCGCCGTTTTTTGTGGTGGATACTCGAACTCGGTCGTGTCCACAATCAGCCTTTCACCGGCAACGCGCTCACAACCGCTTTCGGTTGTGGAGAGCTGAATGTCGGACAGCGTTTTTTAGAGCGACTACTCTTGGTCAGCCCCCAAGGGTATGTTAATATGTTACAGGAGATGGCTGATGTCAGAAAACAACGAGACGAACAACTCCGCGGAGCCGGAAACGAACCCGAGTCTGATTACGGACCCGGCGACGCAGAGTGATCCTCCCGCTGATACCCCGCCGAAGGATGACGAGCCGCCGCAGGACGAACCTCCTGCGATCGAGCCGCTCACGGCAGATGACATCACCTTTCCTGAAGATGTTCAGGTAGATGAAGAGCTTCGTGACGAATTCTTGTCGATCGTAAATGATCGAGAGAAGTCGCCGCGGGAACAGGCGCAGGCCCTTGTGGACCTGCAACTGAAAGCAGTCCAGAAAGCCTCGGAAGCGAGTAGCAATGCTTGGACTGAAATGCAAGACCAGTGGCGGGAAGAAGTTAAAGCCGATCCCGAAATCGGCGGTGATAAACTTCAACCGGCGTTGGGACGCATTGGCCGGCTTGTAACGGAGTATGGCTCCGAGAAATTGCAGGCCGTATTTGACATCACCGGAGCGGGTAACAATCTGGAGGTGATCAAATTTCTCGATAAAATCGCGGCAAAGTTGGTAGAGGGCGGGCCTGTTTCAGGGGCTCCGTCTAACACCAAAACCGATGCCGCTTCCCGACTTTTTCCAAGCATGAAGGGATAACATCATGGCAGTTCTTGCCGACACTCATCC